TACTATGGAGACCGCGGCTTTTTTAACGGAAAATATCTCGCGCCGCACCAGCGCGAATCGCCGGAGAAATACCGAAGCCGGATCAATCTTGCCTATTACCTTAATTATACGGCTCCCTGCGTCAACGCGCATGTCGACCCGATTTTCAAGCGTGACCCGCAGCGGGAATATTCCGGGCAGATCACCCCGCTCTGGGAGGATTTTACAAAAGATACAGACTTTGCCGGCACAGACCTCAGTACGCTCATGAAACGCTGGGCGCTGGCAGCAAAGCTTTATGGCGCGGGTTATGTAGTCTGTGACAACACCCCGCAGCCCGGCAGTACGATCGGCGAAATGCTTGAAAGCAAAAAACGTCCCTATGCGTACCTGCTGGAGCCCGACCGCGTCAAGGAAATCAAAGTGGACAATAACGGTAAGATCATTTATTTTTCTTTTTTAGAACGCGATCCCAAAACCAAACGTGATTTCGTCCGTATTTTTACTGATAACGGCTGGCGGCTGCATGATGGCGCGCGCCTGATTGACAAAGGCGAATATGCTCTTGGCCGCGTTCCTGTTGCCAGGCTGACGAGCCGTGAGCTCAGTCCCTTTGATATGTTCCCCGCCAGTGAATTTATCAGCATCGCCATGACCAACCGCAGCATTTACAATAAATGCAGCTGGCTTGATGACATCCTGCGCAATCAGACTTTCAGCATCCTAGCCTATCCTACGGCCAAGGCAGAAGATCTGACGATCGGTACAGATAACGCCCTGGCCTACCCGCCGGACGCCAGGCATACCCCGTCTTTTATCGCGCCGCCATCAGAGTGCGCGACAGTGCTTGCCAGCCAGATCCAGATGCTGCAGGAAGAGATTTATCGCATGGCTGTCGTAGTAAACGTAACAGGCGTCCGCACGCAATCCTCAGGCGTAGCCAAGCAATGGGATTTTGAGCAGACCAACCAGCTGCTCGGCAGCTTCGCTGAAAACATCAGCGTTGCCGAAACTGAACTGGCAGAACTGTTCGCGCTGTGGCTCGGAATGCAATTCGACTATACATGCACTTATCAAAAAGACTTTTCCGTATCTGATGTCACAACCGAACTGGCTAACGCGGAAACCGCCAAAGGGCTTAATTTCGGTGAAACTTTCAATACCGAAGTACTTAAGCGTGTTATAACTTCCTATTTGCCTGATATCAAAAAAGACCAGATCCGGGCAATAACCGAAGAATACCGGCACCAGGCGACGCTTTCCAGGCTTGACAGTACGCAGGCCGAATAAAGATGGACACGACAAAGCTTTTAAAGCTGATCCGGGCCTACCTGTCAGACTGGCGTGATGCAGCAGCAGATGCAGAGCAGCTGATCGCGGCAAGGCTCTCTGCAGGTGATAATATCGAAAAAGCAGTAGATTCAGCGATCAAAAAATATCCTGATCTGTTTTTTCTGAATGATCTTCCTGAGCTTTTGGCAGATGCGGCAGCCATAGGCCTTGGAATAGCCGATCCCGATTTTATCACTGCAGAGCAGCGCGGCTTATTGATCAAAGCAGTCGAAAAACCGTGGACGGCAGATGGCGTAAAGCTATCCGCCCGGCTGCACGCAGCAGGACGTGACATGCGCGCCCAGATCCTTACTATTGTTGGCCGCTCACTGAAAAACGGCTCTGACTGGCGTACTGCCGCCAAAGCACTCTATGATGGCTACGGAGCCGGCCAAGTGATTCCGGATCAGGCTATCGCCGGGTATATGGCAAAACTCAGGCGCTGGACACCGGAAAACTACGAAGAGCAATCCCGGCTGGCCCGCATCGCACTGCGCAATATCAACAGGCTGGCTCAAAACGGCGCACCCAACACCGCCCTGAAATCAGCTTATAACAAACTGCTTGAAGCTGCTATATCAGGCAGCGAAAAAGCCTATAAAAATGCGCTTTATGTGGCACTGAATGAAAAATCCAGGTATGTGGCCGAACGGATCACGCGTACCGAAAGCAGCCGCGCCTGGGCAGACGGTTTTTTTGCCAGAACACTGGCCGACCCTCTTATTGTTGCCGTAAAGTGGCATCTGAGCAGCCGTCACCCTGTTTACGATATCTGTGATCTGTACGCAAAAACAGATATGTATAACCTGGGCGCCGGCGTTTACCCGAAAGATAAACTGCCACCGCTTCCCGCTCACCCGCACTGCCTGTGCTGGCTTAGTGAGGTATTCCGCGGCGAAGTCGATTTGACGGAAGCTACAGACAATGTTGACAAGGCAGTAGACAACTGGCTGCGCAGCCTGCCGCTGGAAAAGCAGCGTCTTGTGCTTGGCGTCTATGGCACAAACGCCTGGAAAACCGGCGAAAGCTGGGAAAACTACCTGCGCGGCTGGCAGGGCCTTGTCAGCCCGACCAGCAGATTGGATGCCGCCCTTGTGCATGACCTGATGGAACGCAACCTGATCCCGCCATCCGACAACCATCTTGCTGCTATTGCAAAATCACAGGGCTTAAGTTATACTGTAGGCAAACAAGGTTACAATCGTTGGCAAAGCGATAATGGCTGGGATATATACCCCATGTTTTATGGCTTTTATGGCACTTATAGCACCGAAACACTTAAAGCCGGAAGCGTGATCGTAGATCGTTATGGGAAATACACGGGCAGCTTTGTAAGCCCGCAAGGGACTTCCTTCAGTGAAAGATCCCTGCCGCCCGGAAGCAAAAACGACGAGTATCATGTTTACCGCGTAAAAAAAGATATTCCGGGGGTGTTATCCGGCCGCACTGCGCCGTGGTTTGGACAAACCGGAGGCGGCTGGCAGTATAAACTACCGGATAAGATCATGAACTTATCTGATTACTTAGAGGAGGTCGATGAATAATGACAGTTAAAGAGCTTGAAAAAATCTTAATAACTGAAAAAGTACGCGTCGGCGATTACTCCTTCCATGATGATCAGCCCATCATATACGACGGCTTCTTAATCCGCAGCACTCCAAAAGGTAAATGGGAACTCTACTACATGGAGCGCGGAGAAACAGATCTGCTGGGCACCTATCCGACCGACCATGCCTGTTGCATTGAGTTTCTGCGCTACATGGCCAGCAGCTATCCGCAGCTTAAAAAGTATCTGCCGAAACCGGCAACAGCATAAACTGCAAAATACTAAACGCGTTGAAAAGCCGCAAAATTAAATAAAAGAGATAATAAGATCAATCCTTCGGGATTGATCTTATTTTTTTATGCCAGCGCAAAGTATAAAAACCTGTTTTAAGCGTTTTTATACCCTATCAGGATAAATGCCTTGCACTAAAATCATTTAAACGTTTTTAAAAGGTGTTTGAACGATTTTAAACGGGGTTATATTTAATCCCCCGGGCGTAAAAATAAACTGCCGGAATGATGAACCTGAAAAATGATACCTGAAGGACTTTACGGAGAAATCAAAAGGCCGCCCGAAAAAAGTATCGCGGCCGCGATCAGAGATATTGAAAGCATCTGTGACTATATGGACCTGAAAGCGACTTATCGCTACGAAGAAAAACAATTTGCCCTTAATCTGGCGCTAAACATCTTAGAACAGATACAAACAGCACAAAACCGGCAAGAGCTTCAACCTCCGGCCGGTTGACTATAAACATCCTCCTTTCTCTTTGCGGCCGGCTACGCAACCGGCCGCAATCTAAATCAAAGGAAAACTAAAGCTATCTGGAGCGGAGGCTCTGATATAAATGCGGCGGAGGCCGAAAATAAAAAAACGGAGGCAAAAATGGATCTAAAAGACATTTACACAAAAATCGAAGCCACTGAAGGCGGAGCTGACCTTGTCGCCGCAATCAAAAGTGAAATCGAAAAACTAAACGCGGAAGCGAAAAAACACCGCGAAGCCGGAGCAGCAGCCCAAAAAGAACAGGAAACTGCTGCAGGCAAGTATGGCGCTATCTTAGAAGCATTGGGAATCAAGGACACAGAAAATGCAGCGGTTCAGGCCAAGGAGCTTAAAGCTGCGATAGATGCTTTTTCTGCATCCGGCAAAAAACCTGATGAAGTTGCAAAAGAGATCAGCAGCCTGACAGAGCGTCTGGCAGGTATTGAAAAGGAACTGACAGACACCAGGGCAGCTAAAGAAGCGGAAACGGTCAAACGTGTTGCCGCTCTAAAAAGCAACGGTCTTATGCAGGCGCTTGCCAAAGGCAACGCCGCAAATCCGGAGGCTATCAGCAAGATCCTAATCGACGCAGTGACCGTTGGTGAAAACGATGAGCTTGCCATGCAGCAGGGGGAAAACTCTGTCACTATCGAAGATGGCGTTGCCGCCTGGCTTGCAGATAACGCCTGGGCGGTAAAACTGAACGCCTCCGGCGGCAGCGGCAGCGGTGGCAATGGCGGCAGCTCCGGCGACGCCTTTATTGATGGTTTTGATAATGCATAAGGAGGAATACAAATAATGGCAATCAATTACGCAGCGAAATATTCCGAGAAAGTCGACGAGCGCTTTGCGCTGGCGTCTCTTACTGCCCCGGCGGTAAATAACGATTTCGACTTTGTCGGCGTACAGACCGTTAACGTCTACAGCATCCCCACAGCGGGCATGAACGACTACTCCATGAACGGCACCAGCCGTTACGGCATACCTGCAGAGCTGCAGGACACTGTTCAGGAGCTCACGCTTACCCGCGACCGCAGCTTTACCTTTACGATCGACCGCAGAAATTACACTGATACCATGATGACCAAAGAGGCTGGCAAGGCCCTTGCCCGT